TCATCTCTGGATCAGGATCTATAGCCTGTTCATAGTAATCATATATAAGTCCATCTTCACCTTCTGTTTGCTTATTTATATTTCCTAATACTTCTTTTTTTGCTATGTCAAATGCTTTTTCTTTACCAAATTTAGAAACATTTTCTCTGTATATTCTATGAAAATCATTTAAAGCATTATCGTGATAATCCCAATATCCATCTGGTTTAGTATCACCATCATTTTTAAGTTTAAATTTATTTTTTAGTCTTGTATTTAATCTATTAGTAAAACTAGTTACCTCTTCTTTATTTAAACTAGTTGTTTTACTTGTAGTTACTTTTTTTGAATAATCATTCCACTTTTGGTCATCTTTAATTTTATCAACATCATCTTGTGATATTGGTAAGTTTCTTCTTATTCTAAAGTCTAAATCTTCTATGACACCATCATCTTCTCTATCTTCTTCAGTCCTATCCAATATATCTTTTAATTTATTTGGCACAGTTCCCCAAGCAGGGTCCCATTGATTAATTTTTTCTTTAATTTGTTCTTCTGTAAAACGCTTACCGTCTTTCTTTAATTTTGATTCTTCTTCTAAAACTTCTTGCGTAAATTGTTTACCTTTTAATTCTTGTGCCTCTATCTCATTTTTAATAACATCATTTTGATACTCTGTTACTTCATCACCTAATTTAAGCCATCTAGTCTTCCATCTACTTGCTTTATATGGTTTGCCATCGATCATGATTTCTTGATCTTGTATGTTTTTAAGATCATCTTCTGTTAACTGACCTGTTTTAGCCATATCAGTTAATATCTTGAATGTTTCATCTAAAGCTTCTGCTCTGTTATGAAGAGATCCATCTTTTTTTACAGTTCTCTTTATTGTTCCTAATAAAGCTTCAAAATCTTTATTTACAGCAAAATCATTTACAGCATCTGTTCTTATTTGAAATCCTTTATCTATAGCATCATCTTTCTCATAACCCTTCATTATGGTGCTATGAGCACTTTGAACTTTATCGTAAAATCCAACTTCTTTATCATCTAATAATGCTCTGTTTACATCAGTAAGGTTTTGTTCAACAAGGTATTGTCTTCGTAATGCTTTTAATGCAACATTTCTTTGATCTAAAGTTTCAGCTGTTTTAGGTGTAAATCTAACTCCATTAACTTCTAGTTCAATAGTTTCATTATTTTGCATCTCCCCTTTCAACCAGTCTTCGTAGCCGTCAGCTGCAATCTTAGATTTTTGTTGTACAAAACTATATAATGCCCAACCAGATAAATTACTAATGTCATTAGATTGTTGAAATGATCCACCTTCTTCTAAAACATTATTAGCTACAGTATTTAATTGTTTTTTACTATCTAATAGTGTTTCTTTGTTTGCAAAGTAATCGTCAAAATCTTCTTGAGGTATGTTTGCTTGACCTGTTACTTCACGAGACTCCATGTCTTGTTCAATAGCTGCAAGCTTGCCTTTTAATTTATCTTCTTCAATTTGTTTATCTACTGTATTTTTTATAAAGCCATCAAGACTTGTAGAAAATTGAGAAATAGCTTTTAATCTTTCACGACCTCTTTCTCGGTCTTCAGCTAAACGTATAGATTCGAATTGTCTAAATCTATTAGCGTTATTCTGTTCACCAGCAGTCAGTCCTCTTAGTACTTCTTTGTATGACATAATTTATAAGAATGATGATTGTATACTGAAATTCAAATCATTAGCACCAGTTTGTCTAGTCTCCTGAAAATAATCATCTAATTCATTTTGTAAACCTGAATCTCTAAATGAAATAGGGTTACTAAATTGAGGTACATCAAAGGTGTTATATGCTCCTCCCATAGACATCTGTTGTGCTGGTTGTGGTTGTTGTTGCTGTGGTGGTACGAACTGGTTGTAAGAGTCACCACTTTGAGTAACTGGTGGAGCTTTTTTATCCTGATATTGTTGATATCTATTTAAACCAGAACTTGCAATAGATAATGCTGTATTAAAGAAACTTGGACCTTGTTTAAATTCCTGAAGTAACGGTGGTGCTTCTGGACTAGGTCTCCCAGTTATGTACTCTACATATTTACCTTGAGCAAATGCAGCCATATTTCTTCCAGCTTTATCTCTAAATAATATTTCGCTTTCTTTAGCAAATGCAGCTTGTGCTCCAGCCTCAGCTAGTTGTTGACCTAATTCAGCAATACCTTTTCTTCCTGATCTTCTACCTGATTGTTCTCTACCACCAGTAGTTAACATTTTTGCAAGAATACGTTGTTGGGACATAGCAGCTTGACCCGCAGCTTGTCTTGCTTTTAGTTGTGCTTCAGCTAATGCATCTTGTGTTTCACGCCACTTATTATCAACTTCAATGTCACTATCTATTTTGCTGTTTCGCCATATATTTTCTTCATTACGATTCTTTGTATTGTAAGCATTAATAGCTAATTGATTTTGTAGTGCTATTGATCTGTTTGCTTCTCTAGTTTGTCTTCGTTGCTCTCCGTATTGTCCAAATGCTCCAAGAACATCTAAACCAAATCCGAGACCAGCACCCATTCCAGGAGACATTCCGTCCCCTCCTCCTATTCCTGAACACATGGTATTTTACAAAATTCGATAAATGGTAATAAGTTTGGACCATGAAAAACTTCACGAAGAAATTTAAAGCCCAAAAACTTTAAAAGTTTTAGGTGTGTTGTGTTGCGTTTATCGCATATATTCCACAACAAAGGTTCAGTACGTTTATCTAACCATCGTTTAGCATTTCTAGAAAATGCATAAGGATAGTCATGAATAACATCTGTACATATCATCCAGATACGTCCGTCTGGATATACGCCAGCCAATCCAGCAGTCTTGCCGTTTGGCATAGTGAAATAAATATTGTCGCCAGAATTTAAAAAAAGAGGAACATGGACAACAGGTGTTAATCCATGACCCTCTACTAATTCTCTATAATCGTCTGAACGTAAGTTTTGTGCAACATCTAAAGCTACTGCTTTTGTAGCTGGATGGATAGTTACTTTAGACACGTCTATAATATCGTGGGTTGAAATCACCTTCCCAGTTCATAGAAAATAATGTTGCTGGTGAAGGGTGTGTAGATTTAATTTGTATATCTAAGTTTGTATTTCTTTCGTATATCGGTATTGTTTGTATAAATTCTTCTACTACTGGTAACTCGTTTGCCTTAATAGAATCTATTTCAGCAGCATTAAAATTAGTTGTGTAATCAACTCTGCCTTTTCTTTTTATAACTGTATCTATATTTCCTATTTCTCCAAAAGCAAAATGCAGCCTATGTATGATTAATGATGATCTAGTATCTGATCTAGTTTTCTCTCCAGCTGCTTTAGTAACAAATATTGTAGGTAATTCTAATGACCAGTCATATAAATAACCAAACATCAAAGTTGAACCTGTCCAATCTCCATCTACTTCTAAATTCTGTGTACCAGATACAGTATTAGCTTTTGCAAATCGACCAAGATCATTACCCGCATTATTGTTATAGACAGCTAGTTGTGAAGTACTTGCATAGCCTGTAGGTCTAGCAAATGTTGTTTTCTTTGTAGTTGCATTATAAGAACCAGAAGATAAAGCTGACAATTGGCTATGTCTATCTAGATGGATAGGATAACTTTCTGCACCTATTGTTGTTGTATCATCTTGTTTTTTTACATCAAAAGCTTCAATTATTGTTTCACCTTGACTTTTAACAACTACATAATAAACATCATCTAAAATTACATGGTGTATTAATTCACCTGACAATAACCATCTAAACCATGCTGACTGTACTCTTTTTTCTCCATTATTATAAAATCTAAATCCCCAGACTTCGTTTGTAAGAATATCTGTTCCATAATATTTAGACCCTAAAAGTAATAAACTATTTTCTTTTGATGTTGTTGGTTTAGTTATATTTATAGGCAATCTTTTAGAAACAAGTTTACTTTGTTCAAGAACAGTTGGTTCACCTTCACGTCTTATATCTGCCATCTCAAAGATTCTTGAATTTTTTCCTGTGCTGTTTATAAAACCTGAAGTTGTTCCTAAAGAAAAAGGTACAGTTTTAGGATTGTAGTTATAAGCACAAAGAAAATTAATTTTAGCTGTAGAAGGTGTTAGAGCATCACTATCTGTCGTCAACATAAACTGTTGATTAGAACTGAATATTAATAATCCTGAGTTAACTTCTATTCCATCATGCAGAGTAGTTGGAAAAGTAGAACTAGCTTGTATATCTATAGGATCAGCAGTCGATTCTGACATAGCTGTAGTACTAAAAAAATTGAAAAAATCGTTAGTTTTAGAAAGAATTACATTACCTTTACTAAGCACAACCAATCTATTTCTGAAAAACAGCATCTTTTCTAAAGTGCTTCCTATAAAGCTAGGTACTGGGTTTGTGTTGTCATCTCCTACATCACGCTTTGTGTAATCTATTTCTTGTACTAGAAATCTTCCTTGTGGATATACATTACCTGGTAACTCTCTAACAATCTTGATAGGCATAGTAGTTTTATCTATTTCTATTTCGATACCAGGTGCTGGACATTCTTCCCATACACCTTCACCAAAAAAGTTACCGCTTGTACCAGCATTAGATTGTTTGAATTTTAAAAAGAAATCATCATCATCATCACCACTATTAACAATTTTTACTACATAATTATGTCTGCAATTAGAAGGTAACTCAGCTATTGTATTCGCTTCATTAGTGATAATATTCATCAACTGTGGTTCTGGAGTACTTACAGCAAAAGGTGTACTGCGTTGTAGATGTAAACAGTTACCAGTAATAGTTGCAGTAATTCCAGTCCCAGAAATTGCATCTAATGATGTTTTCATGTCACCTAATATTCCAGCAGCTGTAACTGCTTCATCAGCACTAGATGAAGTAGCAGCTGGACGAACTGCTGCAATATTTGCAGAACTTTTTATGGTCACGTGTGATTTAATTTCTATAGTTCCACTACCATTTTTTTCTGTGGTGTAATTATGTGTATTACCCGTTACCCAACCTTCTCCACCAAATTGTAGTTTTGCGAATGGTTGATAAGAATCATTATATTGAGGACCACTTGAGCTGCCACCAATATTAGCTGGATCAACTACAGGTGAACATCTAACATCTATTTCGTATCTTAAATTTTTAGTGCCACTACCAGTTGCATTAATAACCTCTCTACTCATAGCTTTGCATGAGCCATCATTTGCACCATTAGCTTCAGTAAAGTTTGCTCTTGCTGCAATAGAAGTAGCTCTTGTTTCTGTAATTGATGTTCCAGGGTTAGTTGGATTGTAAATATTTAAGGCATATTGTTTACCATAAGATATTGTTTTTAATTCAATAATCGCTTCATTAACTAATGCTGGAGACTTATCAGAAGCTCCTGACAACATAGCAGTCGTTTTAGTTCTATTAGTAAAGAATGTTTGTTCGTTTAATGTCAGTGCTTGTATTTCAGTTTCATCAGTCCAGCCAGTCAGATATGTAGCTGCATTAGTTCCTGTTACGTTGGAATAATCAATTAGGTTTGTGCCCTGACCATTATTATCATGGTAAGAAAAACCATCCCTAGTTCTCCATATTTGTAGTTGACCTGATGTATTAACGCATCCAATGTATTGATTATCTTCGTCAGTGTATATATGAAACCAACTTAAGGTTCCACTATTTGTTGTTATTTTTTTTATTAGTTTACTACCAGGTCTTTTAATACAGCCTAAAGTTACATCTGGTATGGCATTCACCAAGTCTTTAACTTGTCCAGGTAATTTTAATTCATCTGGCTGTTCTGATATTCCTAATACATAGTTTGGTACTTGTTGAGTTACTGTTGCCATTATCTCTGTAATCCTCTAAAAGGTTTATAGGTTGAATAGTTTGTGTTATGAGGAAAACCAAGCATGTTGTAATCGCCTTGATTACATTCGTATTCCATACATGACGCTCTAGCCATCTGTTCTTGAGTAGCTATAAGTTGCACTAATTGTGTGTTAGTTATCATCTGTGTTGCTGCTCTGCCCGCTGCTTTATAAGTTATGTATCTTTTGAATATTGAAGGTAAATCCTCATACTCAAAAAAGTAAACAACATTTAATAAGATATCGTCATCAAATTCAAAGGTATGATTTACCTTGTCATATAGTTTTCCGTTACGTCTAATAGGATCTATAGTTTTATCTTCTGGATTTTCTGAATCTAAACGCAAAACATTAGTTGGTATTGTGATATGTTTTGTTGTTGCATCTGGGCTAAATTTAACGTGATCTTCTCTGTTAAAAGACCAACCTTCATTCTGTATATCACTATTACATTCTTTCAATATTTGATATATAAGTGCTATCTCTGGGTTCTCAAAAGTGTTTGCAACTTCTGATGCTGTATTAGTTACGTTTGTAGTTATTGTTCCTAGCGTTGTTACTGGAGATTGACCGATAGCTCCCAGTATTGTATTTACAGCGGAGAGTTCTGTCTCGGTATCTATTGTTGTGGGAGTTGTCATATTAACAAATAAAAAAAAGGGAGGCCGAAGCCTCCATGTATATAAAAAATTAGAATGCAGAAGGAGCTGTAGCACCAACATACAATTCAACAGCAGCAGCTGGATTTAAGTAGTCTGCACCCATAGCCATGCGACCTAAGATCACATCGCCTTGATAGATTACAGAAACATCTCCATTTGTTACTTGGACTTGTGGGCCAATAGCCTCGACAACTCCAGCAGCTTCTTTTTGGAAAATTAAACCAGCAGACTTAGCACCTAACTCAGCGTTAGTACCGTAGTCGTTGTTTACTCCGCCAGTAGCATTAGCGTTTTCTGGTGTAGGTCCAATGAAATCACCAAGATTTCCAGGACTTGTTTCACCTGTTGTACCACCATACTTAACACCATACTTACCTAAGAATGGAATATTCATAGATTTGTAGATGTGTATTCCAGCGATTTCGATAACGCCACCACCGCCTTGTAAAGCGTCACCCTGAACGTCTCTATTAACTAATCCGTTAGAACCAATGTCCTGAATTAGTGCATAGTATTGACGTGGGTTTAGTACAGCACATCTACCATCAGTGCTAACTCCTTTTTCATCTAAAGCAGCAGCAGCATCATAGAATGCGTTTACTAGGTTTCCAGCATTAAAAGCATCAGATTCGTTAGTTGTAGAACCAACTCTGATTTGTGTTCCACCAGGCTCTACAAAGTTTGTTGCAGATACTGGAGATGCAGATCTAGCTCCACGTGTAATTGAACGGAAGATTAGTCTGTCATATTTTTCAGCAAGAGCATATCCAATCTTCTTAGATATTTCTCCTCTTAATTCGTAGTGAGCAAGTGTCTCATCTAAGTCATAAACAAAAGCAGAACTGATTAATAGATCGTCCATTACGATTGTTTTTTCTGCGACTGGAGGAGCCTTGTCAGCATTTCCAAGTATGGGGGTTCCAGGTGTGTGGAACGAACTTGTCATGCGTCCAGTGTAGATAAACTGCAATGATTTGCCGTTCTTTAAGGTTCTCTTAGTAACGAGATCTCTAGCGATAGTCTCGTGTTGGAAGCCTTTGAACATTTCTCCACTAAACAGCTTCAAGTACAAATTATACTTGTCATTGTAGCCAGTACCAGTCGCTAAATTTGAGCGACCTAAACTGACCTGATTAGCATTAGCCATTTTTTAGTTAAAAATTAAAGGTATATTTACTTGTCTTGTCGTACGAAAAGTTGCGAGTCTTATGCGACTCTTTTGTTATGTGGTCTATCCCACCGTCATGACGGCTGATGAGTATCCTCGTAAGGGTCAAAAGCCAAATTGAGTAGGGAGGACTTGCACCTCCCAGATCACTATTTCTTGATTACTCTTGTGTAAGCAATGCCACGATATACGTAAGTTACTTGCATAGTAAGCTCCATATACCTAAGCCCCGTTCCATGCTTAGGATTCATGCGTCCCGTAAGGGATGAACGGACGTGACAGTATTATGCTAAATCTAATGGGAAGTTATGTGCATTACGCTCATGCATAACTTCAAAACCTAAGTTTTGTCTGTTGACTATGTCAGCCCATGTTGGAATAACTTTACCGTTAGCATCAACAACTGACTGGTTAAAGTTAAATCCATTCAGGTTAAATGCCATAGTAGCTATGCCCATAGAGGTACACCATATGCCAACCACGGGGAGAACAGCCAGAAAGAAGTGTAGAGAGCGAGAATTGTTAAAACTTGCATATTGGAAAAGTAAACGTCCGAAGTAGCCGTGAGCCGCAACGATGTTATATGTCTCCTCTTCCTGTCCAAACTTATAACCATAGTTCTGAGCTTCCAATGCAGTCGTCTCTTTGATGAGAGAAGATGTAACCAAACTTCCGTGCATAGCAGAGGCAAGAGCACCACCGAATACGCCAAGAACACCGAGCATATGGAAAGGATGCATAAGGATATTATGTTCTGCCTGAAATACAAACATAAAGTTAAAAGTACCAGAAATACCAAGAGGCATACCATCACTGAAACTCCCCTGACCGAAAGGGTAGACAAGAAATACAGCGAATGCTGCTGACACTGGTGCAGAGTAAGCTACTGCTATCCAGGGTCTCATACCTAATCTGTAACTAAGTTCCCATTGTCGTCCCATGTAAGCAGAGACACCGATGAGGAAATGGAATACGATGAGCTGATATGGTCCACCGTTGTAGAGCCATTCATCAAGGGTTCCCGCTTCCCAGATTGGATAGAAGTGCAAACCGATTGCGTTTGATGATGGGACAACTGCCCCTGAGATGATGTTGTTTCCATAGAGTAATGAGCCAGAAACTGGTTCACGTATCCCATCTATGTCAACAGGAGGTGCAGCTATAAAGGCGATAATAAAACATGTTGCAGCTGTAAGTAATGCAGGGATCATAAGAACACCAAACCATCCAACATATAATCTGTTGTCTGTTGATGTAACCCACTTACATAACTCTTGCCACTTATTGGTTGTTTCTCTACTAATTGAGATTGCAGCCATGTGTAATAAAAAATATATGTAAATTAAATGAGGTTGTTATGCTCCCACCAGCCAAGGCCGACCTCTCATGGGAGCAATTGTATAAATTATTTTTTTCTTTTCTTTGCAGTTTTTGCTGCTCTTTTAAAGTTTGCAGCTGTAGGTGCTCCAGATGTACCAGGCTTTCTCATTTTTTCTCCTGATCCAGCAGCTATTCTTTTTCTTTTTGCATGAATGTTTGCATAGAGTCCACGTTTAGCGGGCATACTTCTTTCCTCCTTTTTTCATTCCTTTTTTACAGGAACCTTTTGATTTGTGTGCCATTAGCATTTCCATCTTCTTCTTGCTTTCCTTAATCTGCTGTTTGGATCTTTAGCAGCTTTTGGAAATTTTTTCATTTGCCCTGCACTTCTTGCACAGTATGATTTTTTTCTAGGACCACCACCAGGCTGTGGAGCCTTAAGATTAGATCCTGTTTCTCTATTAATTTTTTCTCGACCAGCTTTTGTTAAGCCACCTTTTCTACTCTTATGCTTTCCTATTTTTAGGCTTACGTTTTTTGCCATTAGACTTTATTGCTCTAAGTTTTGCTAAATCGTCTGAACCGATTTTTTTCTTGTTACCAGCTAAAGAAGCTAATCCTTTTTGTTTAGCTGAATACTTTGAATAAGGCATTTATAAAATTCCTGGAATTATTTGTCCTGTAAAAACGTATGCTCCAATAGCAGCTATTACTCCTATCATTGCGAGACGGCCATTTAGCTCTTCAGCTACATGCCATGAGTCATTGTTGTGGTTGTGATTTGTCATTGTTCTATGGTTTAAATTCAGGTCCTACGCCAGCTTGTACACATCTGCCTTTGTCTTTATCAAAATAAAAACCAGAAGGACATTTAACTTGACGTTTCGATTGTTTACCTTTTGGTAGTTTTTGTGGTTCTCTTAGTGTTGTATATTCCATTAGAAATTATCTCCAAAGGCTTTTTTGATAGCTGCGTTTCTTGCATCTACAGCTCTTACATGTCGAGAAGCTGGAGAAACATTTTTTTTATCTGTAAGTTTTTTTTTAATTTTTCCTAAAACTTTTTCTCTTAATTTTTTCATCAGAATTCAATATCAGATCTATCAAGTTTGTCTATTACTGCTTTTCTATATGCAGGGTCGTTGTCATATCTTCTATCACTCATAGCTTCTATAAGTTGAGCCTGACTTTGAAATACATCTGTGTTTGTTTTAGAAGGTTTGCCTTGTAGCATTCTTCCTTCGTAACCATTCACATCGTTGTACTTTGCTTGTAAGCCATCAACTGCTAACTGTATAGAGCCAGGGTCACCAGTGTTAACTAAATTATCAAATGACTTTATAGCCTCTTGAGATAAGTTATTACTTGCCCAGTTCATTAGTGATTTGTATTTAGCTTCACCACCTACTGATTGATAAATTGAATTTATATCTGTTTGTGATACAGCTGCATTCATACCCATATCCTTAGCTCGTCCAGCTAGATATGCATCTACAGCTTCTTTAGCTATACCAGCTCCAGTTAATTGAGCATGCATCTCTGGTGTTATTTGACCATTATTTTTATAAAAATGATCAGCAATACTATATGGATCTACACCTTTCTGTTCAAATAAACTGCTAAGAGTTTCACCATAATGTTCTTTGACGGATTCATAATTTACTTTTCCGTCTTCTTGGTACATCTCAACTTCAGTAGGTTCCTCTGGTTCTACTTCTTGGGCTTCGTTCCGCCCTTCTTCTTGTACGCCATCATTGTCTCCTAATTTTTTTTGTAGTTCTAGATAAGCACTTTCTAGATCTTCAGCATTTTTATATTTACCAGCAAGTAATTCACCTTGCTGTTCGGCCATCTCCTCACCGACTTGTAGAGAATCTTGCTCTTCAGGTGATAAACCTTCAGCTTCAGGTGTATCGTTTACTGTTAAAGTTTCTGCCATTTTATTCTTCCATTGGTGGTTCTTCTTCTGTCTCTTCAGATTGCTCTAACATTGCAGGGTTCTTACTTGGGTCCATCATTGGAGCACTAGCAAGTTGACCCATCTGTTTAGTCATTTCTTGAGCTTGAGCCAGTTGTTGTTGTTGCTGCGTTTCTTGTTGTAACTGTTCTCTAGTCTTAACAAGATTCAATACGTCTATACCTTGTGCAGCTGCAAGACGTTTTATATATTCGCTTGGTTCTATAAATTTCATCAAAGCTTGTGGTCCCATTGTTTGAGCCAACACTGTGACAAATTGAGTCAAGCTATCTCTATCCTGTCCTCTTCCTAAAGCATTTACACCAGCAACTATTTGCGGACGTACAAGATCTTTAGGGATTTTAGGAATCTCATTATTTCTTTGAAGTATATGCAAAGTTCTGGAAAGATAGGGTCGGAGGAATTCATCCGTGAGTTGGCTGAATAATCCACCAAGCTGTTTTTCTAGTTCCAACTGTGTAAGGCGTACCTCTTCAGCTGTAGTTCTTTCACTTTGTCTTATCTGTACTTTTAAGAAAGCTTCATTAATTCTTCTTTCTAAATTAGAAATCATTTCAGATGCAGTACGGAAATCTGCCGTCTTGCCTACCTGGACGACTTGTACGTCCTCCGCTCGGCCTTG